ATGTTTACTTATAGAGGTACTAAAGTAGCTCCTCGAAAAAATCAAAAGCCTGTTAAAACTAACAAGCAAATGATTTATAGAGGAGTTAAGCATGAAAAAGCTGCTTAATTTTATTTCCTGAGTACGAAGCAAAACTGCTCATTTTATTATGGAATTAGCGTTATACACTATTGCTTTTGTTATTGGTTTAACTTTTGGTTTTATTATGTCACAAATAGTTATAAATTTAATTTATACAATTACAGAAAAAAATGCCACTAAAAAAAGGAAGTAGTCAAAAGACTATTTCAAAGAACATTAAAAAGCTTAAAAAAGAGGGTAAGCCTCAAAAACAAGCTGTAGCTATGGCACTATCTAAAGCAGGTAAAAATGACAAAAAGAAAAGACCCAGAAGTAGGAACAGGTAAGAAACCTAAAGGTAGTGGTAGACGTTTGTATACCGATGAGAACCCGAAAGATACAGTTAGTATTAAGTATGCTACTCCTACAGATGCTCGTAATACTGTAAAGAAAGTTAAGAATATTAATAAACCATTTGCTCGTAAGATACAAATACTTACCGTGCTTGAACAAAGAGCAAAGGTTCAAGGTAAAACAGAACAAGCAAATATAGCTAAACGAGGTAAAGAAGCTATTAGGAGAGAAAATGAGTCTAACAAAAACACAGCGTAGTCTTAGAGAGTGGACCAAACAAAAATGGAGAACTAAGAGTGGCAAGAAGTCCTCGGAGACCGGAGAACGCTACTTACCTGAAAAAGCTATTAAAGCCTTATCAGATGAAGAATATGCAGCAACGACAAGGGCAAAAAGAAAAGGCACAAAGAAAGGCAAACAATTTGTTAAACAACCAAAACGAGTTGCCGAAAAAACAAGAAAGTATAGAAGAGTAGGTAAAAAAGATGGAAGCATTTTAACTTATAATCAACAATACCATAAAGATACTATTGACCTTGGTAAAGTTATGATAAACGAAAAAGGACAGCCAGTAACTGCTAATGTAATAGGTATTGAATACAATGATAAAATTTATAATATTCCTTCATATAATAGAAAAGGTGGTTTTTATAGTAAAGAAGAAGCATTAAAAGTTTTTAAAGAAGACATTGAAAAAGGTTTAATAAAAGGATATACAAAAGAATTTGATGGTCCTAAAAAAAATCATCCTGCAAATATTGCTGCTAGATTAGAGCATCAAATGATGGATATTGATGGAAAAACTATACCTACCGAAGCTATAGAATTTGATTTAAGATGAAGTTAGTTCCTGACGGTTACATAAGAAGAGCTACTTCAACTATACCTTTTGGTTATGAGTTAGACGAAAATACTCCTAACTATTTAAAACCTATCGAGGAAGAACTAGACGCTTTATCTTTTGCAGAAAGTATGATTTTAAATGAAGAGTGTAGTCTACAAGAAGCTTGTGATTGGTTAGAGTACAAAACAGGTAGAAAGATTTCAAAGCCCGGATTAAAAAAACATGTCGATAAAAAATACGGACAGCGAGAAGAAAGATTGGGAAGTCAATCCTCATCTTTACTTGCAAGATGATGAAGGTAACTTTGTCTTAAAAAAAGACGGTACACCTAGAAAGAAAGGCGGTAGACCTAATACTGCTGAACAAGCTAAGTTATCAGCCCAGAGAACTGTAGCTCGTAAACAAAAAAACATTCATAAGTTAGAAGAAAAACTAAAGAATGCTAAAAAATCTTTTAAAAAACAAAAAACAACTTTAGAGAATCTTGGTAGCGGTGACCAAACACTTGTTACGGATTCAGATATTTCAGCACTCCCAAAAGCAGTCCGAGAAGACCTCAAAGATGCAAATGTCTTGTTTCATCCTAATGATGGACCACAGACAGATTTCTTAGCTGCAGACGAAAAAGACGTACTATACGGTGGTGCTGCAGGAGGGGGAAAGTCATACGCAATGTTGGTAGACCCTCTCCGATACGCTCATAAGAAAGCTCATCGTGCTTTAATACTTCGTAGGTCTATGCCAGAGTTACGAGAAATGATAGATAAAAGCCGAGAGTTATATCCACAGGCTTTTCCCGGTGCTAAGTTTAGAGAAGTAGAAAAACTTTGGAACTTTCCAAGCGGTGCAAAGATAGAGTTTGGTTTCTTAGAACGTGATGCAGATGTTTATAGATATCAAGGTCAAGCATACTCTTGGATTGGGTTTGATGAAATAACACACTTACCTACAGAGTTTAGTTGGAACTACTTAGCTTCTCGTCTTAGAACAACTGACCCAGAAATAAAAACTTATCTTCGATGTACTGCTAACCCCGGTGGTGTTGGTTCAAGCTGGGTTAAGAAAAGATACATAGAACCAGAAGAATATAATAAAAGTTTTGTAGGTACAGATGGACTAACTCGTAAGTTTATTCCTGCAAAACTTGCAGACAATCCATATTTATCTGAAGATGGTGTGTATGAGCAAATGCTTAACTCGTTACCGCCTATTCAACGTAGACAGTTATTAGAAGGAAACTGGGATGTTGCAGAAGGTGCTGCATTCGTAGAGTTTGACCCAGATGCACATATTATTACACCTTTTGAGATACCTTTGTCTTGGGAACGTGTAAAAGGCATTGACTACGGGTATGCTTCAGAGAGTTGCTGTCTATGGGGAACTATAGATATGAACGATGGAACTCTTATAATTTATAGAGAATTGTATAAAAAAGGCTTGACAGGTGAAGAATTAGGCAGTATAATAACTGATATGGAAATGGTAGACCCATTTTCAGTAAACGGTGTATTGGATACAGCAGCTTGGGCTAGAACTGGAACGACAGGACCTACTGTTGGTGAAGCCTTGATTAAAGCAGGTCATAAATTAAGACGTGCTGATAAGAATAGAATACAAGGTAAAATCCAAATACACGAATATTTAAAGGTCCGAGAAAGTGGTAGACCAAAGTTGCAAATATTCAATACATGCCCTAATTTAATTAGAGAATTACAAAGCATACCATTATCGAAGACCAATCCAGAAGATGTAGATACTCATGCTTCGGACCACGCATATGACGCTTTACGTTATATGATTATGAGTAGACCTAGAATGGAAAGTCCATTAGAAAGGTTACGAGGCATAAAAAGAGATATATTTAAACCTTCTGATTCGACATTTGGATATTGATAATGGCAGAGAATGACAACTCTTTTTTAACAGCCGACAACATTTACGAAGAAGTTGAAGGTGAAGCAGGAAAAAATTTAAGTTTAGAAGAAGACCAACAACTAAACTTAGTTGGTATTATTAAAAGTAGATTTGCTCTTGCTGAAGAATCTAGAGATTCTGATGAAAGAAGATGGTTAAAATCATATGAAAACTATCGAGGGTTGTACAACAGGACTGTTAAATTTAGAGAATCAGAAAAGTCTAGAATATTTGTTAAGATAACTAAAACAAAAGTTCTAGCAGCTTTTGGACAATTAGTAGATGTTATCTTTGGCACAGGTAAGTTTCCAATAGGTATATCAGAAACTAAACTACCAGAGGGTGAAAAAGAAGATGCATTTTTAGATTTTCAAAATCCATCACCTAGTTTAGAAAGTGGCATACCTGATAACATTGGTAACAGATTAGAAGATTCTCCTGTAGAAAGTATTTACGATGTTGGTTATGAAGGCGATGGTAAAACTTTAAAAGCTGGTGCAACATTTGGCACTGGCATGTTTGAAGACACTATTGATGAGATAGCTGAAGAATCTGGATTTTTAAAAGAAGGAACAAGTGCTAATCCACAAAATATAGAATTATCTCCGGCACAAAGAACTGCTAGAAGAATGGAAAAGCTGGTTCATGACCAGATAGAAGAATCAAATGGTGGTTCAGAAATTAGAAGTGCTTTACTAGAAGCATCTTTATTAGGAACAGGAATTGTAAAAGGTCCTTTTAACTTCAACAAGAAACTACATAAGTGGGATACAAATGAAGAAGGCGAAAGAGAATATAACCCGCTTGAAGTTAGAGTACCTAGAATAGAATTTGTTAGTTGTTGGGATTTTTATCCAGACCCTGCAGCTACAAATATAGAAGAGTGTGAGTACGTAGTTCATCGTCATAAAATGAATCGTAGTCAATTAAGGCAACTTAGAAATATGCCTTATTTTGATAAAGATGCTATTCGTGAATGTATTCAAGAAGGTCCTAACTATGAGGAAAAAGACTTTGAATCACAGTTACGAGATGACTATAAAGCAGATGAAACTTATATGCCAAACTTTGAAGTTTTGGAATATTGGGGAATCATGGATGCTGAGTATGCAAGGGAAGTAGGTATTGAATTACCTGACTCAGTAGATGACTTAGATGAAGTACAAATCAATGCTTGGATATGCGGTAACAAATTACTAAGAGCTGTTATCAATCCGTTTACACCTTATCGCATACCTTATAACTCTTTTCCATACGAAAGAAATCCTTACAATTTTTTTGGTATTGGAGTTGCGGAGAACATGGATGACTCACAACAAATTATGAATGGTCATGCAAGAATGGCTATTGATAATTTAGCTCTAGCAGGTTCATTAGTATTTGATGTTGATGAGTCTGCATTGGTCGGAGGACAAAACATGGAAGTCTATCCCGGTAAAATATTCAGAAGACAAGCTGGTATGCCGGGACAAGCAATATACGGATTAAAATTTCCGAATACTGCACCTGAAAACATGATGATGTTTGATAGGTTTAGACAACTTGCTGATGAGCAAACTGGTATACCTAGTTATAGTCATGGTCAAACTGGAGTACAAAGTATGACTAGAACTGCATCAGGTATGTCAATGTTATTAGGAGCAGCAAGTTTAAACATCAAAACAGTCGTTAAAAATCTTGATGACTTTTTGTTGAAGCCACTAGGCGAAGCTTACTTTCAATGGAACATGCAGTTTTTTGATGGTGAGATAGATGTGGCTGGTGATTTAGAAGTTAAAGCTACTGGTACAAATAGCTTGATGCAGAAAGAAGTTAGAAGTCAAAGACTTACTATGTTCTTACAAACTGCACAAAGTCCTGCTATTGCACCGTTTGTTAAAATTTCTAAGTTGGTTAGTGAACTTGCTTATAGCTTAGACCTCGACCCAGATGAAATATTAAATGACCCAGAGGAAGCAGCTATAATGGCACAAATTATAGGAATGCAAAATGCTGGACAAACAACAGGCGAAGAAACTCAACCCGGTAGTGAACAACCCGCAGGTATGGGAGGTCTTAGAGGAACACCTGTCGAACCTCAAGACCTTGGAGCTACAGGCACTGGCGGTGGCAACATCGGAATCGGAAATGTTCCGGTTGCAGGGGAGGATACATTCTCTGGCACGATTGGAAACGCTACCCCAACAGGTTAGAGAGGCACTAACTCGAAAAGAGGATTAATATGATGTTACAAAAAGACAAAGATAGATTAGGTTATCAAGAAGGTATGTCTGAAGAAGAAGCTAAAAAACTTCAAATGGATACATATATGCAAATGTATAAGTCTGGTGATGTCGATAAAGAAATACTACAAACAGCAACTAATATAGCTAATAGAGCAACTACACGTAGTATGTTTGGATTAGGTCCAACAATGCCTCAAAAAGAATTAAATAAACAAGTAGATAATGCTGTAAAAAATATAAATAGCGAACCAAATCCTGATAAAATTAATCCAGATTTTTTTAAATTTCTTGTAAATGAAGAAATGAAAAGATTAACAAAAGATGATAGAGAACAGAAAGCAGAAGGTGGTTCATTAAAAAATCCTGAAAAAGCTGACCTAGATAAAGACGGTAAAATATCAGACTACGAACAAGCTAGAGGCGAAGCAGTAGAAGAAAGTATGGAAGAAAGAGAAGGTATGCAAGAGGGAGGCATGATGAATGAGCAAATGGAAATGCTCATGGGAGAAAATAAAGAAGAACCAGAAATGAAGCCAGATGAGGAAATGGAAGATGATTACGTTGACTTTGTTGTTAACGAGGCTTTAGATGAAGATGAAGAAGATTATTTAATGAAAGAATTACAAAGCAATGAAAAACTTAGTGGAATATTCGACAAAGTTATAGAAGTTGCTTCAGAGTTTTCTGGTGCAGGTTCTGTTGAAGGACCGGGCACAGAAGTCTCAGATTCGATACCTGCAAGGTTATCGGATGGAGAGTTTGTCTTTACTGCAAAGGCTACTGCTGAAATCGGAGCAGACAAGTTAATGTCTATGATGAAAGAAGCTGAAGCTGCTGTAGATGAAAGACAAGGAATGCAGGAAGGGGGAGTGCTAAGTGAAACTACGACTACAACTCGTAGATTTGCTGACCCTATGCAAGAGGATGAGGAAGAAGTCATGCAAGACGAGAAAACTATCCAAGACATGAGAGGCACAAACCCAAGAATGCAATAGGAGTAAAGCTACCCGATTTATCGGCACTTTACATTAAATCAACTTTGAAAGGCTACCTTTACAAGACAAGCCCTGCAAGTGCACACCGCAGCTACCTTGTTAATGAAGCCCTGAGTAGGAGGTAAGAAAATGACTGAAGAAGTCTCAAATGAGGAACAAGCCAATCCTTATAATTTAAAAAAATCTTGGCACGAAGGTACTGATGAACCTTTTAAATCAGCAGACCAGCTCTTTTTTGAAGACCCATCTGAGAAGAATAAATTATTCAAATCAAGTGATGTTAACGAAGCAGAGCAAGTAGGTAACGTAGAAGTAGATAATTTGGATGCACCTAAGGATGAACCTTATAAAAAACCAGATTATAAAAAACGCTACGATGACCTAAAAAGACATTACGATAGTAAACTGAATGAGTTTAAATCTAGAGAGCAAGAGCTATTAGAAGAAGCTACTAAAAATAAAGCTGACTATCAAGCTCCTAAAACTGAAGAAGAACTTGAACAGTTTAAAAAAGATTATCCTGATGTTTTTGAAGTTGTAGAAACAGTTGCTCACATGCAAAGCGAATCTAAGGCAAAAGTTCTAGAAGAACGTCTTAGTAAACTCCAAGAACGTGAACAGCAAATAGTACAACAAGAAGCTGAAAAAAGGTTGATGGAAAGACATCCTGATTTTGATGATATTAGAAACAGTGATGATTTTCATACATGGGCAAAAGAGCAACCATCATCTATTCAGAAATGGATTTATGACAATGCTAATGATGCTGACCTTGCTAGTAGAGCTATAGATTTATTTAAAAAAGATAAAGGTATTGACGTTCCTAAAAAAGAAACTAAGTCATCTTCTAAGACTAAATCGGCTGCTGATATGGTATCTACAAAAACAACTGCTGTAGAACCTAAATCAGAAAAGGTTTGGTCGGAAAGGGAGATTGCTGCTATGAGTATGGATGAGTTTGATAAATACGAAAGTGAAATCAGCGAAGCCATGCAACAAGGCAGAATCGTTAAATAAACTATAAACACAAAGGAGTATTATCATGGCTCAATTTTTTGAACCAAGTACTGATACTGATGCTAACTTTGCAAACTCCGTAAGTGGACAGACTAATAGTTTTTTCCTACCTAAGATTTACTCGAAAAAGGTACTAAACTTTTTCAGAAAAGCCTCGGTAGTTGAAGCTATTACTAACACCGACTATGCCGGTGAGATTTCTGCTTTCGGAGACTCAGTTAGGATTATTAAAGAACCTGTGATTTCAGTTTCTGATTACACAAGAGGTTCTGACACTACTGCTACTAAACTTACTGACCAAGAGATATCTTTGGTTGTAGATAGTGCAAAGGCTTTCAAATTCATCGTAGATGATATTGAAACTAATATGTCACACGTTAACTTCAAAGAAGTTGCTACTTCATCTGCTGCATATGCATTGAGAGATTCATATGATGCTGCTGTAATCGCAACTATGTTCTCTGGAGTTTCTACATCTTCACCTGACCACGTTCTAGGTGCGGATGCGTCTGCTGCTACTCAAACTATGGCACAGCACCAAGGTGGTTCTAACGCTATCGACCTTACAGGTTCTGATGGTACTGGAACTGACCCATTAGACGTGATGTCATTCATGGCTAAGCTACTAGATGAGCAAAGCATACCTGAAGAAGGAAGATGGTTCGTTGCACCGCCTTCATTCTACAATGAACTTGCACAATCTGGTTCTAAGCTTTTAAGCGTAGACTTTAACGCAGGTCAAGGCTCTATAAGAAATGGTCTTGTGTCTAGTGGTAAACTAAGAGGATTTGACATGTACAAATCTAATAATGTTGCTGCTGCTAGTACAGCTACTGGCAAAATTATGGCTGGTCACATTTCTTCTACTGCAACTGCTCAAACTATCATCTCAACTGAGGTCTTAAGAGACCCTAGTTCTTTCGGTGATATCGTAAGAGGATTGCATGTATACGGAGCTAAGGTTTTAAGACCTGAAGCTTTAGTATCAGCTTTCTACACAGTAGACTAATAAAACTGGGGGAGTCTTCGGACTCCTCCTTTTTTAAGGAGAGATTATGAAACACAACGAACAAAACTTACAAGGTAATCCAAAGCCTAGCGGTAACATTTCTTATTACGATTCTATTCATTCAAAAGAAGAGATATGTAAAGAAATGGTGGGTTACAACACTATGAAATTTAAATACGAAGAAAACAAAGGAGAAAAATAATGGCTGCACACAAACCAATGGAAAAGAAAAAAGATAAGAAAAGAATGGGCATGATGTATGGTGGTAAAAGAGAAGGAAAGATGGAAGGTGGAATGTCTAAATCTAAAACTTCTAGTGCACAACCTGTCTACTCTGAGGTTATGCCAAAAGCTAACCCTAATTAAAAATGAAAGTAGATGCACCTAAAGGTTATCATTGGATGAAGTCTGGTAAAGGCTTTAAATTAATGAAAGACCCTAAAGGCGGTTATAAACCTCATAAAGGAGCTAGTAAAAAAGCTTCTTTTGAAATACAAAAAGTACATAGTAAATAATGGCTAAAACATTCTTAACTCTGACGAATGAAGTCCTCAGAGAGTTGAATGAAGTTGTCTTAACTTCATCAAACTTTGGAGACGCTACAGGCATACAAGCGTTTGTCAAAAATTCTATTAACAAATCTATAAACGATATTGCTAATCAAGAACCCCAGTTACCTTTCTTTTCGGCAGGTGCTAGTGGTGAGACAGACCCTTTTTATGGTAATACAACTGTAGCAACTACTGCAGGTACTAGATGGTATCTGTTAAAAAGCGGTAGTAGTGATATTACTTCAGACTTTGCATCAATAGATTGGGATGATTTTTACATCACAACTATTAGTGTGTCTGGAGAATCAGCACCGTTTGTTTCGAAAGGGTTAAGATTTTTAACATTAGATGAGTGGACTAGGTATTACAGAGATAGTGAGAATAGTGATGATGCATCAACTCAAGCTTATGGAGAGCCTGTTTATGTAATACGTAGCCCAGACCATAGAAAGTTTGGGCTAAGTCCTATACCTGACAAAGTTTACAACGTACATTTTTATGGCTACAACAAGCCTACAGAACTATCAGCGTTTGGTGACACTATAGTTCTACCAGACCAATATGCAAATGTAATAACAGCTAGAGCTAGATATTATGTTTGGCAGTTTAAAGAAAGTCCTCAACAAGCTGCTTTTGCATTAGAAGATTATAAAAAAGGCATGAAGCAAATGAAATCTAATCTGATAAATCCACAACCAAAATATATGTCAGATGATAGAACATATTTTTAGGAGATATAAATGACAACTAAAATACCAGCAGAATTATCAAGCACTCCCGGAATATCAGATAGTAGTGACGCTACTGCTATAACTATTACAAGTGCAGAAAATGTTGGCATTGGAACTACAAGTCCTGAAACAAAAGTAGAAATTTCAGGTTCAGCAGACAATGGATTATTACAAGCCTTGCAAATTACAAATACTGACCACGCTTCAGGAGAAACAGGACAAGAAGTAGCAATCAATTTTAAACTTAGTCGTGCAGGAACTATACGAGATGCAGCCAGAATTACTGCTGGTAAAGATGATGATTGGGATGATGCTACTGCTACAGACAGTAACTTGCAATTTGATACTGCTCTGAACGACACTAGAAATGAGCAAATGAGATTGACAAGTGTAGGTAATCTTCATTTATCAGGCGGTTCAGACAGAAGAATACAACTAGGTTCAGGAGGAGCAGGAGCAAATCAAGTAAGCAACAATACAGTTCATATTCGTGGTGACGGTACTAGCATGAAACTAATGGCTGCTAGTGGCGGTGAGCTGTTATATGAA